TTGCATCAGCAAGTCAGTATTTTCAATGCTGCTATCGCCTCTGAACTCAAGGTATTTGTCAAACGCAAAATAATCAAGCTCAGTTAGCTGAGCGTTGAGGTTCAGCGTTTCAGTTGTTTGTTTTACATAGTTTCCATATAGCAAAACGCAAACATCATTTCTGCCTACTAAATGCCCTTGCTCTACTATTGGCAAGGTTGCTGCATTCAGCATGGCATCATTGAACGTTCTGCTTGGATTGTTTATTTCATTTTCTTTTTTCATTGTTTCCTCTTTTCAAATCCAGCACATTGCGGCTGGTTATCTAAACTTACACAATTAGCATGCTGATTTTATCAGCCCTTAATATATATAGATGTATAAATAGCCTTAATAGCTGGTAATCTATAGAGGAAGCAAGGCATTAAATATATTTGTGAATATTTAGGCTATATTTACGCTTATTTACCGCTCTTTTTTGCTAAAATAATTCCGACTACTCAGTCGGTTTTCATTGTGGATAACTTTTTTTAAGCCCTAAAAACACTTAACACACATTGTGTTTTTATCTCTATAAAATAGCTTAATGCTCAAGACGTGCTTACGTTGGCAATCGATGTTCTGCCAAACTTTTGCAAGGCACTGGATTTGGCTTTTTTTAGGGGGCAAGGCGTATGAATGCAAGGCAAAGGTTGACATACTATAATCCACTCAAAAGGGAATTTAAAATTCGGAAAGATTGCACAATTTAATTCGCCGCAGTAAATTTGCGTAAAAAGATGTTTGATTATTGCGGTTTAAAAGATAAAACATGCCCTTACGCGACACGATATAAAGGCTATACACATTGTGGCTTAGAATATGGCAATAAGGAGCAAAACAAAATTATTTTTATGCGCGGTTGTCCATTAGATAAGAAAAAAGGAAAGAAAAGATGAGCAAATTAAATTTAGTTGCAAACCTTATAGATAAGGTAGCAGATAGAGTAGATGACTTTACATTAGATAAAGCAGAGAAAGCTGAAATGCTTAACGAAATCAATAAAGCACAGCTTGAAGTAAATAAAATAGAAGCAGGGCAAGAGGGATTGTTAGTGCGCTGGCGACCATTCTTAGGATGGGTATTGTCTTTAGCATTCGCATATCATTTTGTGATACAACCATTGCTAATTTTCATTTTCGCGGCGAGCGGTAACACGTTTGAGTTACCTACATTTGACATGGGAACAATGACAACAGTTTTGATGGGAATGCTTGGCATGGCGGGAATGCGCAGCTATGAAAAGGTAAAAGGTAGAGCATAGTGCCACGATACGAATATTTATGTGAATGCGGATTTACTTTTGAAAGAACGCAATCATTTAATGAACCAAAACTAAAGAAGTGTCCTAAAGATATTCCTCATAGATGTAAAGGGAATGGAAAGGTTCAACGACTAATGGGAACGCCAATGATAATATCTGACGACCCTGGAAGAATGACTGATAAAAAACTATATAAAGAATTGGATATAGATTGAGAAGAAGATTATTCGCTGAAAAGAGCCGCCATACCAATGGTAAGAAAAAGACACGACAAGGGCAAAGCCATAGAACAAAATATGGTAATAAATTGTCTAAGAAGTATTATAAGAAACGCAAAAGAGGGCAAGGATGAACTTAAACAAAAAACAAGCTGAATTTGCAGTAGTATATATTAATAATCCTGAAATGAAAATAGGAGAAATAGCTCAAGAAATAGGCGTGCATAGAAATACAGTTTCAAACTGGTTAAATGATAAAGAGTTTGTAGAAAGTTTATATGAAGCATATATGAAATCATTTGGAGCTAAACTACCATCAGTGTTACAAGCAATGTATAAAGAAGCAGTGAATGGTAACGTGCAAGCAGGTAGATTAATTTTAGAGCATTCAGGAAAACTAATTAGAGATGTAGAAGTTAAGGTAGAAAGTCCTTTTGAGAGGTTTCTTCAACATGGTAGGAAGATTGAGGAAGCAGTATTAGTAGAAACAGAAGTGGAAGTGCCAGAATTAGAAAAGCCAAAACCATCAAAACAGCAAGTGTTAAACCAACAGAAGAAAAAATCCAAAGAATTAACATCAAGAGCGAAGAAAGTAGGTTTGAAACCTTTAGGCAGAGGTCGTCATACAAAAACCGCAAAATTAGATTGGTTGAAGAAGTTGGAAGCACTTGAAGCTAAGCATCTCCCCACTGAGTAAGGGTAATATCATTTTCTAACATATAGTCTAATTGTTTATTAGATATTCTAACAGGTTTTATGTCTTTTGATGGTATTTCAATGCTTTCTTCATATTTTTGTGTGTTATGTCTAATAATAAATCCAATAAGTTGATTATTACAAATAGTTGTTTCTTTTATATCTTCTAAAATAGAGAATAATTCTTTTAATATATTTTTCATTTCTTTATCCAAGGGTTAATCTCCCGATATGCTTTCTTCTTATCTTTTTTCCACTCTTTAAAGCTACTTTCATTTTATTTAACAATCTACGAAAACCTATGCTTTGGTCATAATTCCTTGGCTCTCCAAACCATATTCTTGCTGGAACTTTTGCTCCTTTAGTCGTAAAAAATGTTCCTTTACCTTTTACTCTTCTTCTATTGCCAGCATGTGTTTGAACCCATCGTTCTCTACCCTTAACAAAGAAATTGCTTTTAATTGTTTGTGGAGATTGATGATATACTCCATAACTTGCGCCCATAGTTAAAGAACCTTTTAATCTCCTTGATTGAGCGTTCTTTCTTATTAATTTAGACATTCTACCAGTTGCTAAAAGTGGTTTTGTCTTAGATTTTCTATTTTGTCGCCTTAAAGACCTTACAAATCGAGTTGTTTCTGTTATTGGAGCAAAAGGTTCGCCTGTTACTGGACTTCTGCTATCTCTAATACCTTTTTCTATCTCTCTTTTTACAATAGTAATATCTTTATTAATTCTATCTGCAACTAAACTTGGAACTTTTCGTTTTAAGCTGTTAAAATCAAAATTCTGGCTAAAATAAATATCCATTATTCCTCATTTTCAACTTTTTCGTCATTTTCTTGAGAATTTTCGTCATTTTCTCCATTTTGTAACATCATTGGAGGTAAATTTCTTAATTCTTTGTTTAATTCCTTATTTTCTTTGATTTTTGCTACCGCATCCTTAAAAGATAAGTCTTTGTTATCTCTCATGAGGATATCAGGCTCAGTTGTAAGGTTATGTTTTAATAAAAACTCATCTTGCAAGATTTGGTCTTGAATAGTCATTGGATATTCAACATCATAGAAGTCAATTTTGAAATTTTCTGGATTTTGAAGCTTAATATCGTTAAAAAGAGCAATTTCATACTCTTTTTCATATAATTTATGCTCAAATACTCTAAACATCTCTTTGTCGTCTTGATAATCTTCCATTCTTTCAACATCTTTGATTTTTAGAGCAATTCCTGATGGAACTTCGCCTCCAGTATCAGAAAATGTGATATAAAGATGGTTATTAAGTGCTACAAGCTCTAATTGGAGCTTAATATTTTCTATAACAGCATCAATATTGCCTTGCGGGCTAACAATTTCAAATTTTCCATTATCTCCAAGCATTAATATCTCATTTGAGCCTGCTCTTGCTAAGTTTTGGTCCGCCATAACTCCTGAAGCAACAGGTTGTCCAAACATTTGATATCTTAAACCTAATTGCATCTCAGTCATAGTGATATTGATGTGTTCATTAGCAGAAATAATGTCATTTGCGCCCTCAACAAAGAAACTATCTATTTGTTCTTCTCTGTGGAAGAAAATAAATGGAAAAATACCGCTTTCATTAGATATTTCTTCTAAAATATTGCCATCTTGGTCAAATTTTATATATTTATCTCTATCATAATAAGAATAAGTCATTTTGTCTGTGTTATAAGCATCATTGACTGGCATAAAGTTTGGATATGTTATAGCATAAGGCTCAAACATATCATCATCAAAGAAAGGCATAAAATAATAGACTGGAACATATTGAAAAGATTGTTTTTCATTTTTTTCATCAAAAAATACTCCAACTGCTATAGTTCCAAGCAGTTTTGTCATTTTTTCAATGTGTTTCATTTTAAAATTCTTTTTTTCTGTTAATGTATCATACATCTTACCAGCATTTCTTTTTGCTCCAACTGTATATAGTCTTGACATCTTATTTACAAATTTTTTAGTAATGTTTGCTTGGTATTGAGGAATTTCTTGGAAAGCTTCGCTATCAAAATATTTTTTTGTATATTTATCGGTTTCTGTTCCAGAGTAATAATCAAGATATTTAATTACTTCATCTCTTTTTCCTTTTGACAATCCTAATTTGTATTCATTAAGTGATTTTTTTATAATTTCATTCGGTGTTAATATCATCTTGCTATCCTAATTAATTGGTTATCTACCATTGGGAAGCGATTAGTTATAAAATATCTAAACGCATCGCATCCATGTTCATAATACCCATCTTTTATAGGGTCGTTGGACAACATTTTGCCCTCTACTTCTTCTGGGTATCTATAGTTTTCAAAATCTTCTATAATTCCTTTACAGCTTTCAGAAACAGTTATTTTCCTTTCTCCAGATGCGCTTTCAAAGAAGCCTCTTACATAATTTACCGAGGAAGCAATGTTTCTGCTCGCTTTATCAGTTCTAAATCTAACATTAATTCCTGACTTTTTAAAGATTTCTATATCGCCCATACCAGTTTGCCCTTGAACATTATATCCAGCAGGGTCGCCATAATATGCAAGGACAGGATAATTTTTACTTAAAATCTTTTGAGCTAACGTTTCTGTAGCCATATTTTTTTCATGTAAAATCTCATCAATAATATTAATGTGCCATACGCCATTATTTCTATATGTTTGCAGAAACAATACAGCTGGCATTCTATATCCAAAGTCAACAGTGCAATATGTTGGTAGGTTTGGTTGAAATCCTATCTTTTTAACATCAAGTTTTCTGTCAAATGGGTAAACCTTACCACTAAATGAAGCAAACTGCGCTCCATACTCTTGGTCGAATATCTCTTTTGATAAATTTCTTTTTCTTTCTAATAAAAACTCATCGTTTTCTCCATCTGGAAAAGCAAAGTGATTATCCCAACTTGGAGATTGCGTAGAATACCATTTCGGGTCAGTTTTACCTAATAAATATAAATCATAAATCCAATTATATCCATTTGGAGTTGTAATAAAAATTGCTTTTCCTTTTTTATCTGACAATGTAGGAGATAAATACATATCCCATATTTTGCGAGGCATTCTACTTGCTTCATCAATAATAACTAAATCTAATCCCTCCCCAAGCAGTGATGATGGATTGTCTGCAGACATTCCCTCAACTGTGCTTCCCCATGCAAAACGAATATATTGTTCTTTTTCAGAAGCTGCTACTATATCCTTTCTGTTTCCCTTTACCATATCTTTATAAACTTCTCTAAACATTAACCTTGATTTCTTATAAGAAAGTCCAACTAACCATATTTTTTTATTTGGTTGAGCAGCGTAAAATTGAGCTTCGCGATAAGCGGCTGTTGTTTTTCCATATCTTCTACCGCAAATATTTACAAAAAAAGAAGCGTTTGCATTTTCAGGGTAGTGCATTTTGCATTGCCCATCATGAGGTTCATACCCCATATAATCAAACCATTTCTTTTTAAATATATATTCTTTTGGAACTTTATCCATATAGTTTGTAAAATTACATAATTAATTTTACATTTAGGTAATAAAAATATCCACAAAAGGAGTAAAAATGGAAGAAACTAATAAAAACCAAGCAATGGAGAGCGGCGTAGAAAACTCTCAAGTCAATCAAGACGATAAAAAAGAGCAATCAGTTCCAATACACAGACTGAATGAAGTGATTAAAGAGCGAAACGAATTACGCGATTTAGTTAAATCAAAATCAGATGCTGAGGAACAGGCAAGAGCAAAGACACTTGAAGAAAATGGCAAGTTTGAAACTTTGCTTACTGAGGAACGCGAAAAAGGTAAAACTATGAAATCTAAATATGATGAATTAGAAAATACCTTTAACAGTTATGTAACAGACGAAAAAAATCGTTTGTTAGAGAAGTTGCCTGAAGATAAGAGGGAAAAATATGGAAATGTTGATGTTTTAACTCTTAGAAACCTTGTTGATGATATTGGCTCAGGAACAAAAACAAATCTTAAGCCATCAGAAAGCGGAACAGGAAAAAAAGTAATTCCTGACAACCCTTTTAAAACTATGGACAAGGATGAAAAGAGAAAAAACTGGAATGACATATTGAACTCTTATAAAAAGTAAAAATTTCACAATAAACTTATAAGGGGTTTAAAATGGCTAATGTTACAGTTACAACCGCGGCAAATTTCATCCCTGAGATGTGGAGAGATGCAATTTTAGATTATGCTGAAAGACGCTTTCAGATTAAAAATCAAGTAATGGACTTCTCATCTATGTTATCAGGTGGCGGCGATGTATTACACATTCCAAAAGTAACAGAAGAAACTGCTGCATCTAAAAGTGCAGATACAGCAGTTACATATTCTGCAAATACTGATGGAAAAATTGATTTAACAGTAAATCAACATCACTACGAAGCAAAAAGAATTGAAGATATCGTTAAAGTGCAAGAAAGCGCAGATTTGTTCAATGCTTATGCTCGTTCAATGGGATACGCTCTCGCAAAGAAAGTTGAAAACTATCTTGCAGTAGATGTTATCCAATCAGCAACAGGTAACGATGTTACTTTAAGTGCTGACAATACTATGACCACAGCATTATTAAGAAGTGGATTACAAAAACTTCTTGATGCTGGACATGACTACGCTGATGGAGATACATTCTGGTATGGTTCTCCTGCTGCTTATATGAGCATGCTTTCTTTAGGCGACTTCACAGAAGCTCAAAAGAGAGGCGATAGTGCTAATCCAAATGTTGGCGGTAAAGTAATAGAGGCGTATGGTATGCCTATTTACTTTTCTACTGACTGGGATGACGATGGCGGAACAGGCGATGAAAGTGCTTCTATCTTTAAGAAAGAAAGCGTTTACTTCGCACAACAAATTGCTCCTCGTGTTCAATCTCAATATGATATTGACCACTTGGCAACATCTGTTGTAGCTGATGTTCTGTTTGGAGCTGCGTTATCACACGCTGCTGGAAGCGCATCATTAGGTATTGTTAATTTTAACAATCCATAAGGATAGTAACTTGAGGGGGTAGAAATATCCCCTCAAAAAATTTAGGAGAGATTTATGGCAAACTATACATCAACACATACAGGGGCTACTATAGATAGTAGTATAACTAAAGTTAATTCAAGCGGAGTTACACAATCTGATTTGGAAAAATTAAACGATGTTACTGCAAGTGCATCAGAGCTAAATATAACAGATGGCTTAACAGCAACAACTTCAGAATTAAACCAATTAGATGATAAAACTGTAGGTGGAACAAATAATGACGATATAGTGGATGTGAGTTCAAGTCAATCGTTAAGTAATAAAACCCTTGAGGGTGGAACATATACATAGGATAAATTATGGCAAATACAGTTCAAATTAAAAGACATAGCAGTAATACTACAGACGCTGCTCCAGGAACTTTAGCAAATGGAGAGTTAGCATTAAACCAAGCTGGTAAAAAATTATATGTAGGTAGGCACAACAATTCAAGTGTAGAGGTATTTCACTTGCCAACGCTACAAGATATAACTTATGGTAATGGTATTAGCGGAACAGTTGCTTCGGGTTCAAACGACAACTCTTCAACTTTAGCAGTAGATGTTACAGATAGTAATATTTTTGCTTCAACAAGCGCTAAAGGTATAGCATCTTTTAGTAGTGATAACTTTGCAGTATCAAGTGGAGTTGTAACTATTAAAACAGGTGGTGTAGTTTCAGCAGAAATCGCAGCAGATGCGATTACAGGAGCAAAGATTGCAGATGACGCTATAGATAGTGAGCATTACGCTGATGGCTCTATAGATACTGCACACATTGGAGATGACCAAGTAACTGCAGCTAAAATAGCAGACAATATTGCATTAGCTGGAAATTGTAGCACTACAGGAAACTTCACAGTAGGCGGGGACCTTACAGTGAGTGGAACAACAAGCACAGTAAATTCAACAGTAGTAACAATAGATGACCCTATTTTTACGCTTGGTGGAGATACTGCTCCAGGAAGTGATGATAACAAAGATAGAGGTATTGAGTTTAGGTATCACACTGGAAGTGCAGCAAAAGTTGGTTTCTTTGGATGGGATGATAGCGCAAGTAAATTTACATTTGTCGCTGACGCTACTAACTCAAGTGAAATATTTAGTGGAAGTGCTGGAGATGTAGCTTTTGGAGCTATTACAGGAACTTCATTAGATGGTTGCACTGTTGATGGTGGAACATATTAATAAGGAATAAAAAATGGCAAACACTATCAAAATTAAAGCTGGTAGTGGCACTCCTACTACAAGCGACATTGTAGATAAAGAGTTAGCATTTGATAGAAGTGCTGACAAGCTCTATATAAACGACAATGGCACTATTGTAGAAGTAGGTGGTGGCACTTCAGGCACAATTACATCAGTTTCAAATTTTTCAGACAATAGAGTTGCTACTGCAAGTGGCTCTACAACTCTTAATGGCGAAGCCAATCTTACTTTTGATGGAAGCACTTTAGCATTAACTGGAGATTTAACTGTTACTGGTGGTAGTTTAACATTACCAGTTGCTGAAAAACTATTCTTTGGTGGTGGCACACATACTTATATCGGAGAAGATGTTGATGATAGATTAAGATTTTTTACTGGTGGTGCTGAATTTATGCGATTTACTGAAGATAGTTCAGATACAATTCATTTATATAAACCAACAACAATAACAGGAGCCTTAACTTTAGAAGCAGATACAAAATTAGATGCAACTCAAAAACTTTATTTAGATGGTGGTAGTCATACTTATATAGCAGAAACATCAGCAGACACTATGAAACTTGTTGCTGGTGGACAAGATATGCTTATCCTTGCAGAAGCATCAGATGATATGGTATATGTTCCTGATAGTGTTTATTTAGCAGCAGGAACTGGACAAGATTTTACAATAGTTCACGATGGTAGTAATACTGATTTAGGAAATGCTACTGGAGATTTAAAATTTACATTATATACAGACGATGGAGATATAAGATTTTTTAATGATAATGGTAGTGGTGGAACTACTGAATATTTTAGAATGGATGGTGGAGCAGTAGCTATTGATTTATTTCAAGACACAAGATTAAAAGCAGAAAAGAAACTTTATTTAGATGGTGGTGGTAATACTTATATACTTGAAAGTGCAACAGATATTATGGACTTCTATGCTGGTGGTGTTCACATGTTAAGATTAGACGAAACAAATAACACAGTTCATATACCACAAGATAGTGGAGATGCAGTATTCACAGTAGGTGCTGGTTCAGATTTTCAATTATATATTGATAGCGATGATGTTGTAATGAGAAATCAAACTCAAGACAAAGATATGAAATTTATTGTTAATGATGGTGGTTCTAATGTTACTGCAATTCAAATAGATGCAAGTGAAGTGGGTAAAGTAAAACTACCAAATGATGGACAAACATTATCTCTTGGAGCAGGAAATGATTTAACATTTCAACACGATGGCTCTAATAGTTATATAGGTAATGGAGTAGGTAATTTATATATATCAAATGATACAAATGATGGAGATATAATTTTTAGAACAGAAGATGGTAGTGGTGGTGTTACTGCTTACATAGAATTAGATGGTAGCACAGAAAGAGTTGATTTTAAAAAACCAATATATGCAGAAGATAGTGCATATTTTGCAGATGGTTCTATTGCATATTTTGGAGCAGGTAATGATTTAAGAATTCAACACGATGGAACTAATAGTTGGGTTTATAATAATGTAAGTGGACATTTATATATAGAAAATAGAGTAGATGATAAAGATGTAATTTTTAGATGCGATGATGGTTCTGGTGGTATGACTGGATATTTAGAGTTAGATGGTAGTGCAAAGCAAATAAAATTAAAAGAAGATATAGTAGTTACTGCTACTAAAAAACTTTATTTAGATGGTGGTAGTGATACTTATATCCACGAAAGTAGTGCTGATACAGCAGAAATATATGTTGGTGGAGTAAGAATGCTACAATTATCAGAAGCATCAACTGATTATGTTGCTACTGGAGATAGCACATTATTAGGTGTCGGTAATGATGTTGATATGTATATGAAACACGATGGAACTGATAGTTATATTATCAATACTACTGGTGATACAATTATAAGAAGCAACTCTACAAATGATGATATATTTATTCAATGCGATGATGGTGGTAGTGTTATTACTTCTATACAAATAGATGCAAGTAATGTAGGGCAAGTTAAATTACCTAATGATAATCAAGAATTAAGAATTGGTGCAGGTTCAGATTTAGCACTATGGCACAATGGAAGTAATAGTTATATAGAAAATACAGCAACTGGAAATTTATATATAACTAATGCAGTAGATGATGCAGATGTTATATTTCAATCAGATGATGGCTCTGGAGGAGTAACGCCTTACTTAACATTAGATGGTAGTGCTACAAGAATTAAAATTGACCAAAATATGGAGTTCCAAGATAGTGTTGCTCTAAAATTTGGAACAAGTGATGATATGAGAATATACCACGATGGTAGTAATTCTTATATAAGACAAGAGGGAACTGGACATTTATACATAAGAAACGACACAGAAGATAAATCTATATTTATTCAAACAGACGATGGTAGTGGTGGCACTACTGACTATATGAAATTTAGTGGCAATGAAAGTATAATAAGAACTTATAATAATTTTAGACTACAAGATAGTGTCCAAGTGCAATTTGGAAGTGGTGCTGATTGTGATATGCTTCACGATGGTAGTGAAATGATTATTAGAAATGACACAGGTAATTTCACTATAAATCAACAAACAGACGATGGAGATTTAATTCTAAAATGTGATGATGGTAGTGGAGGCTCTACTGCTTACTTAACCTTAGATGGTAGTTTAGGGGCTTTATCTATACAAAAAGATATGTATAGAAATGATGGTGTAAATATCTATATGGGTTCACACTCGGACCAATATATGTATTACGATGGAACTAATGATATAGGATATTGGAGAGCAACTACTGGAGATATTACAATAAGAAATGATGCAGATGACAAAGATATTATTCTTATGTCAGATGATGGAAGTGGTGGAACTACACAATATATAAGAATTGATGGTAGTGCAGGATTAACACAAATTGATAAAGATATGAAGTTTGTCGATAATGTTGAAGCACAATTTGGAAGTTCTACTGATATGAAAATTTATCACAATAGTTCTTCTGGTAATGGTAATTTTGAAAATAATACTGGTAGTCTTTATGTTACTAACTACACAGATGATGCTGATATTATTTTTAGAACAGATGATGGTTCAGGTGATGTTACTGCCTACTTAACCTTAGATGGCACTAACAAAAGAACACTTTTTAGTGAACAAGTAAGAATTGCTGATAGCAAACAATTAGGTATAGGTAATGGCGATGATTTAGAAATAAAACACGATGGTTCTCATACTATAATGCAATTAAATAATGGTAATTTATATTTCAAAGACCAATCAGGTAATAATATTATACACATAATGAGAGAGGGCGATGGAGTTCAAATGAGTGAGGGTGATTTCACTATTCCTGCAACTTCTAAATTAAGATTAGATGGCTCTACAAGTGGACATACTTATATTTACGAAGAAAGTGATGACAATGTAATGTTCTACATTGGTGGTAGAAATATGTTAAGATTACACGAGGGCAATGGAGAGGTTGTTGTTAATGATAGTCAAGTAGATACTAATTTTAGAGTAGAGGGAGATAGTGATGCAAATTTATTATTTACCGATGCAGGTAATGATAGAGTTGGTATAGGAACTGGCTCTCCAGAGGGTAAAGTCCACATTTATCAATCTGATGCAAGTGTAGCTCCTGATAGCGATGGAGATGATTTAGTTATTGAAAGTGATGCTGATACTGGTATTAGTATTTTAGCAGGAGAGAGTGATGGAGAAACTGGTTCATTAATCTTTGGAAGTGATAATGATGCCTATGGAGCAGGACTTGCTTACCATTATTACGATAAAACACTTTCTTTAAAAACTGCACACTCATCTGGAATATTAAGATTAGCAAGTGCAAATAATTCTGAAGCTATGAGAATAAACTCATCAGGTAATGTAGGTATAGGAGAAACTAACATTGATGCAAAACTACATATATCAAATGGAACTGGATTAACTAATGTTAAAATGGAAAGAGTAGGTAATGCTGCTTGGAGATTTGGTATTGCAGCAAGTGGAGTTGATTTTGTTTTAGACGATAGTTCAGATGATTTATCTACTCCTGAATTTGCTTTCCAAAATGATGGAGATTTCCATGCTGATGGAGATGTAATTGCATATTCAACTACAACAAGTTCTGACGAAAGATTAAAAGAAAATATTAAGGAAATACCTTATGGGTTAGAAGAAGTATTAAAAATGAAGCCAGTAGAATATGACTGGAAAGAAAAAAGAGGTGGTAAGCACGATATTGGTGTGATAGCACAAGATATTGAAAAACTTATACCTGAAATTATAAAAGAAAATAAAGACTTAAAGACTAAAGAAGATTTTAAAAGTGTGGACTATGGAAAAATGGTAGCAGTTTTAATTAAAGCAATACAAGAACAACAAGAAGAAATAGATTGTTTAAAAGCAAACTATGACCAACTTAAATATAATAGGAGATAAAAATGGCTAAAAAAATAGCAGAAAAAGCATCAAATGCAACACAACCTGAAAAACAAGTTGAAATCACACATCTTCGCACAATGAAAGATGACAAAGGTAAAGATGTTTCAGTCGTTGATAGAGTTGAAAGTAAACCAGTTGATGAAGCAATTTCAGATGCAGAAGCACAATTAGCAAAAGCAGAAGCAAGAGTTACTGAACTTAAAGCAGACATTGCTGAATTTAAAAAAATTAAAGGATAATTAAATGCCGATTAATGGTGCAGCGTTAAACACAAGCGGAGAAATACGCATTAAAGGAAGTAGTGTTCCAGCAGATGATGCAACATCTACAGATGGGTTGTTTTATTGTGTGCATGGAGATGCTCCTTTTGA